CCCCCCCCCCCGCCACTCTGGAAGACCAGGGCAGCGTCCTTCGCACTCTCGAAAATATCTTCCATGTCGTCCTCCGGTTCGAGAACGAAGCAGGCCGAGAGTTGGTTCATGTCCGTGCCGGCGTTCATCAGAGTCGGGGAGTTGGGCATGAACTGGAGCGTTTCCATCTGGTACTGGAATTCATCCGCCCAGAAGTTCTCGCCCGGATAGTCTTCGTCGTCCTCTGCTGCGGCGACGTTCTCTGCCACTCGGGAGAACATCCCCTGAATATCCTCGGTCGTCTCACCGTCGCTGTCCTTCGTCAGATACCTCGCTGGGAGAATACCCTGTACTGCATTATCCGTTAGCCGTTCCTCAACGCTGAGGGAGGGGTCAACGGACTTGATCGGGGTAATAATCTGCTGTTCTACTGCATTGAGCGTGTTGCTGTTAGTTGAGTTAGAACTCATTGTTAGGAATGAAAAAGACCCCGAACTACCTGTTAGGGTAGCTCGGGGTAGGAAAACTGCCTGCGACCGCGACTGCCTCTACTGTATAGACGGCAGCCAATAACTTAAAGATGCCGACTTACGTCTCTACTTACCAGCTTCAATCAACGCTCGGAAAAGTGCCCGAGCGGAATCACGGAGCTTCTCGTCAACGAAATTGTTAATGTCAACCTCAGCACGAGTCGTCCCGATCTCTTCCAGCGTCTTCCACATCTTGTGGTTCTCAACTGGAATCTCATCGGAAGCGACGATTAGATCGTCTTCATAGAGTTCGCCAAGACGATCAGCTCCCATCGACCACTCCTCGGGAGTATCCTTGCTCGACACCTCCTCAATGTAGATGTTACCTTCACGGTCAGTTCCGGAAACGTTCACATCTACCCATGCCTCATTTCGTCCAAGCTCGTCGCCAAAGACACGGAATCCGTTTTTCTTATTTTTACTCATTGTTCGGGTTTGCCGGGCATCAGCCCGTCAATGATAGCTTTAATTCGATTCCGCCGCAGCGCGAGTGCCATGAAGAATCCAAGCATCCACGCGATGTATGCTGGAGTCTGTTCAAGTCCAGGTATCATTGCCGAATAAGGTGGGTGTGTTCGTCCAGATACTCCTCAGCGATAGCTACACCCTCGCTGGCGCTGAAGTTTCTCCCTCGGAGGTGACGGATTGGCCGCTCCTCCCAATCATCTTCGTAGTGGGCATACAGCTCACGACCAGACTCACCATCCTCTCGAACGAACAGGGTGAAATGCAACTGCATCCCCTTCTCAATGAGGTCAGGCGCGTCGTCGTGTTTCACTACCCACGACCCCTCAGAGGTGCGACCGTCACGAAGCGATTTCAGCGCCGCAATGGGGTTTCGTTCACCACGGTCGTCAAACTCATCCTCGATAGTGTCTTCGTTCTCATCGAACTTTCCGATGTACTGGGCCTCTCCGACGTGACCAACTGCATAGAGTGGGATTCCAATCCGCTTCCCGAGAGAAGAAAGAGGGCCGTGGAGTTTTGGATAGAGGTGTTGTCGTACTGACTCTATCCAATCGTCGTCAGAGGTGAGGGTATATTTAGACAATATCAACGGACTCAACTACCATCTCCGCATCCGCGCCTTTGTTAGTGTAATATGTCATTGTACCATGAGCTTCGTGGTAGTTGGCACCGACATTCACTTTCAGTTTATCAACGTGACCCAGACACTCATAACTGGAACTAAATATCACATCAGAGGATGAATTATAAGAACGCCCGTCAATAACCCCACCATCGTAAGAGATTATCTCAACAGTCGATTCTGAAGAATAATCGCTGATGCTTGTGTTATCAATGTGAATAGTTAAATCAACATTGTAAACATAGGATGAAGCAAAATTCCAAGTCCAACCAGAGGTCGTATTGTCATGTGAGTGATTCTCCTCCCCGGAATAAGTTACATTCGCGGTAGTAGAAGTATTAACATCATACGTAGTGTCATCACCCTGTTCACTTGGGCCATATTCACTCGCACCATCGACCAGAATTTCAGTTACCGAACTTCCTAACTTTTTAAGTACCATTATGTACCATCCTCCACGTACAGCGAACCTTCTCCGCTAATATACACCACTTCACCCTCAGAGATACTCGACGGAACATCACCAGTCGTAGCATAAATCGGGAAATCAACGCCATCCATCGTCCGAGTCCACCCTGAGGAAGAGACACCACCGAGCGAACCAGAATTATCTGCGTAATCTGCGTTCGGAACATCAGCACTCGACTCAACCCAAGACTGAGTAGCCATATTGTTCCCATTCACCGAGGGAAGACTACCAAAGGACCACCGGGCGTTCCCGGGATCATAGCTCAATGCGCTGTTGTAGTCCCACGCACCGTCGCTGGAATCATACCCAACCAACTGGAAGGTGTTCGTCCCGCTCACTCTGATCGAGAACTTATCACCGCTTGATGAATCCGTCGCTGTAAATGCCCTCGATGAGGCAGATCGTTCGGAGACAAGTTCACCCGTCACTCGGTCGCCAGTATTGAGCAGGAAGTCGTCTTCAACATCAACACTCACAGATCCGCCGAGGGAGATCGTCCCGCCACCAGATAGGTGAGAGCCTGCGTTGACTGTAACATCCTGCTGTTCAAGCGCATTGAGTGGGACATGTCCCGCCGATGCATCGTAGAGAAGGTTCCCGCCGGTAGAATCGGTAAGATCATTCCCCGAGAGATCAGCGTCCCCTGCCATCGAGAGGGAACCAACTCCTTCCAGAACGTGACCGTCGAGATTGAGGTCGCCCTGATAGGTGTCCCCGTTGACTTTCAGAAGACCGTCCCAAGTTGAAGTTGTACTATTCCACGCATAGAGTCGTTCGTCGTCAGATCGGTAGAACGTGTGAGAATCGCTCGGGGACGATGGGAACGCCGTCCCACTCCCACTCTCAACCCGCTTATTCGTTAGCGAGATGAGGTGGTTGAGATCTTCAATCGTGTTGTAAGCGAAGAAGTTGTCCCAATCGTCGACGGGCTGTTCCCCCTCAATGTATGAATACCCAGAGGGGTAAACCGAACCTGTCGCTCCCCACGTCTCTAATAGAGTATCGTAATTAGCCATAAATCAGTTTAGAACTCCTGCATAAGTGCCGCCATTATCCTTCGGATTCCCGTTAGAATCCGTTCCGTCATATGCCTTCGAAGCGTCGTGGTTTCCGTTGTTGTATTCCGTTGGGGTTAGGAATGTGAACGTCCCACGACTCTGAATATCAGCTCGGAATCCGGCGGCAGCCTGACCCCCAATGATCTCAGAGAATTCTGTTTGCGTGAGCGAAGCGTTGTCTATTGCGTCACCAGGAACGCTCAGAACGAACGCTCCTCTCTCAGAACTTTTCGTATATCCAACTTCGCCTTCGGAAAGACCCAACAACGTAGAGACGTTCTCAATCAGTCCGAAAATGTCCCCCTCGCTGGTCGTATTCTGAAACTCACCAATGATCCGACGGCGGTATTTCTCAACACTCTCCCCAGACTTCGGGGAAAGTTCAACGAGTTTCGCCAGTTCCTCAAGCTGCTCTATGCTTTGAGCAGTTTGGATGTTGGTCGCATCGTCGGCATCTTCAATATCACTCTCAAGTCGGTCAACTGCGCGACCAACTGCATCGAGGATTTTGAAGTTGCCAGATGATTCAGTCCGGGGCATCCACGAGGGGAGGCCCTTGATGATCTCCTCCCCAGCCTCGCTGGTGTTCTCCTCAGATACCAGAACTTCTCTATTGTGCATTTAGAAATACCCCACTACGTCCCATCCTCAACATACAACCCATCACCAGGAATGTAGACCATCGTACCTTCTTCAGTATTGGATGGGACATTTGATACAGAATTGTACTTGCCGAGTGCGAGTAATCCCGCGACTCCCAAATCGCCATAAATTTCTGTAGAACTAAGCTTCGCCATTATATTGTCTCATTGAATTTTTCCTTTGTGAAGACCTCACCATCGGGAGATTGGATTACGCGCTGGTCTTTGCGCGGGTCAGTTAGATTGTAGAGTGTATGAATTTCGGCTTCCGATAGCGCCCTATCGTAAAATCGAACATCCTTCATTTCACTCGTCATTCTTGGACTATCATCCCCGTCGAAAGATCGAGATTCACCAAACGCGGCTATAGCTCCGTAAGTGGTTAGAGAACTTCCAAGAGCTTTCCCATTATGGGGGCTTGATAATTCACCGACTAATTCTTTATCAACATACACCCGCTTTTCGCTATCTGGCGAATTTGAATTGTACCAATGGACTACGTGATGCCACTCACCATCTTGAACACCACTATACCCCATATCACTAATTCCTTCACCATCAGCATTAGTTACCCAAACGTCGGTTGTAGATCGGAAGACCTCTGAACGGTCGTATTGGATGATATATTGATTATTTTCTGTAGTCTTAACCCATGCTGATATTGTTATTTCGGGGAGAGATTCAGGCTCCTCATAATAATTTTCTCGAATCGGGAGGTAATCTCCATCCCCTTCGTTGAATTCCATAACCTCTCCAACATCAGAGCCAGTATAAGAGGGATTTCCTCTTATTTCCGCATGGTGTCCGTTACCGGAGTAATCTAAGGTATCACCATTAAGCGGCCACCAACCGACGAGTGAATCACTCGCAGGTCCAACCTCATTGAGCTGGGAGATGATCGAGCTTTCTGGAGTGATAGACATAGGCTGAGATTCAGTCGTGTCTATCTGTGAGATGTGGTCGTAGAGTCGAGCGTCAAGACCATTAACGAGATCAGAAATACTCGGCTCCGTCCCGTCAACAATGTCAATTCGGGGGTATGCGAAGTATTGGCGCTCGGACGTGTCTGTACTGTAGTACAGATAATTTCGCATCCGTTGACCGTTTCCAGTCCCCCACTTGTAATCAGTACCTCCAGATACCTTGTTTCCGTCGAGATCGTAAACGCCTGTTACGTCCCCCTGTCCACCAGAGTAACCATTCGGATGGAGAATCCCGACGAGAAGATACCAATCGTTGTTGGTCGGTAGGTTTCCGGAGTGGAAGTATGGATTCCCATTGGAACTGCCATCGAGGTTGAGTGTATTCCCATTATTATCGCACCCGTGGTAGTAGCTCCCGTTCATCGAATCTCCAGTACGATTCACGAAAACCGAGAATCGAAGACGGTCGGAATTATCCCCGTCGAAGTCCATATTCCACCCTCCGTCACTACCAGAAGTGCTATCGGGAGTACATCTCCATAGAGGGATTTCTTCACCGAACGGGCCGGCGCTTTCAATAATATCGTTCTCGGAGGTCGACCCATTCTGACTAAAGGAACCCTGTGAGCCGGAGGTCCCGATCTCCCACTCGGAAACGTAGTCAGCGGTCAATCCATCGTACCCCGACTCAATGAATTCAGTCCCGTGGAGATTGCCACCAGAGTCGATTGAAGCTCGCTGTTCGTAAATCTCCCTCACTTCATCGCCTGAGAGTGCAGAAGCATAGAATCGAACGTCTTCAAGGATTCCGTTATATGCGTTTGTGTATCCATCCCCGACTATCAGATCATTTCCCCCGGCTATCGGATCTCCACCATTCCAACTCTTTGTCGAGTAATGATCTCCATTCCGATACCAGAAAACCCCATTTCCAACATCACGGACTGCTGTTACGTGAACCCATTCGTTATCATTCTGGAACATATTTTCGGCTTGATAGTTATTGTAACTGCTATCACTATCATTACAATAAAAGCTCAATGCTCCATCAGTCTCAGCCGTCATTGTGTACTCCTCCGAATAGGATTTATTAATAGGGTTCTGACGGCTTGACGAAATGTCGAATGGCTTAGCCCAAAATGAGATCGTTAGATCGCCAGTTAGTTGGAGAGTGGAGTTATTCTCAGCAGTAACTCCATCCGAATTTTTGAAGTCATATGCCCCACTTCCCACCTTTGAAGATTCAGTCCATCGAGGGGAGTTAGATCGGAATGAAGCGTGGTTTCCATATCCGGAGCAATCAGAAGTTACACCCCCACGGGTTCCATTGACAAATGGAGTGGCGTGATTCTTCTTCTCATACTGGTAGTTGTCCATGTAGACTGTCCATTTGTTACTCGTGTAACCAGTAGACATTCGCAGGACCGGAGTGCCAGCTGTATTGATTGTGAACTTTACAGCCCGACGCCTCCAGCCATTTTCAATTGGCTTATCGAACAGAACAGTCTTATCCGCCGTTCCGCCACTTTTCCACCCATCTTGGTAGAGCGTGGCATTATTCGGCTTGTCAGAACCCTCAATGACTTTGTACTCTCTGGAGAAGACATATTCTTCACCGACTGAGGTAGATGAGAGTGTTAGTCGGGAGTACCAGTCACCATCGTTACTTCCATCCCAAACAGCTTCGTAGACATTCTGTCTATTTTCAGTTTCTCCAATGAAGGAGGTTGTAATTCCGGAGTGCATTTTCTCACTCCAGCCATCAGTTGAGGACATTTCCCGCAGACCTTGCGGGAAAGTATTTTCAGTTGGCTCAGCGAAGTTATCGAACTTGTAGTGAAGGATCTTCGCCTGAGAGAGCTGATGGATTTCCTTCTCGGAGATTGCGTGGTCATAGAGGCGAATGTCGTCAATATAGTCGTCAACAGACTGTTTCCCAATTACAAAATCCGAGGAGTCGTATGACCCCATAGAGAAATCCCCACTTCTCGATTGATGTTTCTCTCCATTTATCCACACGGACATTTCATCCATATCCTTCCGAAGGACGATGTGGAACCACTCACCCTGAGAAATTCCAGACAGAGTGTTTTGAACGAGGTTGTGTTTTGAATCGGATTCATCGTACAATCCGATCCAATAGCCGGGGCCGTATCCACCCCCATTGTAATCGTCCCTCCCATGCTCAATGCGGTGATTACCTTTGTTGATCTGGTCAGCCCAAGAGCTTTGGTTCTGATTCTGTCGCCACCACATCGAGAGGGTGATTTCAGAACCTTTGAAGGCGTTCTTGACTGCTTCTGAATTACCAGCATTGATCGAGGAGGAGTTAGCGTCGTATGCCTCCCCGATCTTCCCATCTACATAACTTGGAGTACCGCTACCATCATTATCTCCAGCACTATCGGTAGCATCCCCGTCAAGCTTCCAATGTCCAACTAAGCTCATCCTGTGTAATTGAAGTCAAGGCTGTTCGTCGCGCTATTTTCCACAATTTCGAAGTTCGTCGCGGAGATGCCCCCGTTGTTATTCACCCAAGATTGAGACGCAGCTTCGCTCCCATCATGGAGGGTGAGTACGCCGCTCATGGTATCTCCCCCTTCGAGGATATACCGACCGTCGTGGGTGTGTCCAGAAGACGCAAAGGCGGATGGCTGATTCCCATCGAGGGTATCAGCATCACCCGAAATGTCTACAGAGAGCGTTGCCTCAGCGTTGACAGCTGCTACGGCTTCCGAATCCGTGTACTTCGTGTGGTGTGCAGAAGCCGGAGCGTCTGACAATTCGGAGTGGAGGATATTACTCCCAGTAGCCCACACTCTCGTCGCTACTCGATTACCTCGCTCTTGAAGATTCGCACCAGGAGTGTTGACCGGGCCGCCTTCGTTAGCGACGAGTAGGTCAGTAGAATTGAATCCATCTCGGATAGTGACAGTATGACCGCCCCCACCCTGCGTCTCAATTGTGAGGTCGGTATCACCGTTGGTCGGACCTTGGAGGAATCCAACCTCCCGAATCTGCATGTCAACCCCCGCTCCATGAATATCACCGTCCATTTCGAGGTCGGTAACATTCCCAATGGAGTTTCCGCCCATATCGAGGTGCCCGCCCATCGTATCCCCACTTTCGAGGAGATAGCGACCGTCATGGGTGTGGCCCGAATCAGCGAAGGCGCTGGCGTGTACTCCATCAATTTTGTCAGCATTGAGGCCACTCCCTCCCCCTTGATTCAGGTCAATCGTAATTGACCCACCAAGCTCAACATCACCGCCACCAGTTAGCTGATTGCCAGCGTTGACTGTAACCGGCTGGTTGGTTACGTTGATGAGGTGAGAAGTGTCGTCAATGAGGTTACTCTTGAGGAAATTCTCCCAGTCGTCAACGGGGCGATCCCCCTCGGTGTGAGAGTAACCGTCAGGGTATTCTGCGCCAGCAGCTCCCCAAGCTTTGAGATTAGAAGAGTAGTTGGGCATTAGAAGGTAACATCTTCAGTAACTACCCCAATCACGGAACTATCAGTCCCGTCCGTCGTCGCCACGTCGCTGTCAGAAATGGTAATGTCGCTGGTCCCAGTTGGATCATCAGCTGTCCCAACTGTCAGGGAATTAATGTCGTAGACTCCATCCACGTCGCGGATTGCGTACTCTACGCGACCATAGAGAACATTGTCCCCGACGAAAATTTCACCATCATCTTCATTCCCACCAGAGGTCAACCCACCGACGTATTCGACAAGCGAATCACGAACTGCATCGTCGCCAGCGTACTCGTCAGTTTTCTTCAGATCAACGTCAATGTAGATCTGGACTGCGTTTGGCTGAGAGAACGAAATATCGTGAGTCTGTCCGTTCGGGAGGTCAGTCGTGACCGTGACAGAATTCCCATTCGCACCAGCGTAGGAGGTGTCGCCAGCAGCTTTCGTCTCAAGAATCATCTGCCCGATCTCTTGAGGATCGCCGCCGAGAACAACAAGCTCGAACGAGTGGTCAGGAAGGCCGCCACTCCCGGTATTGTCGACATTCTCGTCGTTGATGAAAATGCTGACAGACTTCACCCCATCGAGGGCACGGGCACCGTAGATGAGGGCTGGAGCAGATGCACGAGAGCCAGTAGAAAGCTCGTCTTTCGCCCGCGTTCGTAGCGAGGCGTCAGTCTCTTCGTTGGTAGCGCCCGTGATGCTCGAAGAATTAGTAACGCTCTCGACGCCCGCTGGCGGGCTTGGAAGGATAGTTACTGTGTTCGAACCCGCGTTCGCATCAACTCCGTCAGTAACCGACTCAATTGGCGCACCCTTGCTGGTAGTCCCTTCAGAAAGAACAACCGTCTCAGTCGTCTCGTACTTCGTTGCGTCTTTGGAGTCGGTCTGAACAGTAGTCCCACTCGGAATTGTGTAATCCTTCCCAGCAGTATCAGAC